TATAATAGGAACTATGAATATATTTGCATTAGATAAAAGTCCAGAAGTATCTGCTGAAATGTCATGTGATAAACATGTAGTCAAAATGATACTAGAATCAGCACAGATGTTATGTGCTGTACAGAGAGTACAAGATGGTGTTATGTATCATGGTAAGTCAGCGAATGGTCGCAAAATCAAGAGATGGCGTCATCCTAATACTATGATGGAACAGACATTGTACAAAGCAGGGTGGATTAATCATCCATCAACCCAATGGGTTATGAAAAGTGCATACAATTATAACTGGTTGTACAGACACTTCATTGCTCTTAACGAAGAATTTAAGAAGAGGTTTAAAGGTGTAGACCATACTTCAGTTGTAAAACTAAAAGAAGTATTGAGAAACCCACCTATAAATTCTCCTCTTAATGTAGTCGGAACTTTACCTACACCTGCTATGCCAGATGAATGTAAAGTGCCAGGTGATGTGGTAGGGAGTTACCGCAAATATTATATAATGAAGAAGCGAGACTTTGCCACATGGAAAGAACCTTCAAAAGTTCCCGAGTGGTACAGTCAAGCAATAGGAGAATCAATATGATTGACAAACTAACAGACATATGTAATGATTTACCTGATGTTGTTAAGGCGATACTTTTTGTATCTGTTATAGCAATATTTTGGGATTTTATATTATAGGAGAAAATTATGGCAGGACTTAAAGGAAGTAAAACAGAAGAATGTTTAAAAGACGCTTTCGCTGGTGAATCACAAGCGAATCGTAGATATCTATATTTCGCCGCTAAGGCAGATGTAGAAGGTGAGAATGATGTTGCACAAGTCTTCCGTTCAACAGCAGAAGGTGAAACTGGACATGCTCATGGTCATTTAGAATATCTTGAAAAAGAATGTGGTGACCCAGCAACAGGTGAACCTATAGGTGATTCAAAAGCAAATTTAAAAGCAGCTATTGTCGGTGAGACACATGAATATACAGACATGTATCCAGGTATGGCAAAGACTGCTCGTGATGAAGGTTTTGATGAAATTGCTGATTGGTTTGAGACACTTGCAAAGGCAGAAAGGTCTCATGCAAATAGATTTACTAAAGCATTAGAGAACATGAATTAATGCCTACCTATACTTTTCACAATAGACAGACAGGTGTTGTTGAAGACAAGATGATGAAGATTGCTGAAAAAGAACAATATTTAATTGATAATCCTGATGTGGAACAAGTCCACACAGGACTAAATATAGTGGCAGGTCAAGGAACATTTAAAAACGATTCTGGTTGGAAAGATAATCTATCTAGAATTGCAGAGGCACATCCAAGGTCTGCTCTTGCAAATAGTGTAGGTAATAAATCTATTAAAGATATAAAAACAAACCAGGTGGTTAAAAAACACCAAGAGAGAGCAAAGAGGAACAAGTAATGTCAGATATACCTGATTATATGAGAGGTTTTGATTTAGACCAAGATTTTGGTTTTACACCAGTTAATCAAAAACCTGTAGAAGAAAAGGTTGTAGTGGGTGAGAACAAAGAGACTAACTTAGAATTAGCAAAAGTTAAGTCTGATGTATCATCTATTAAAAGTATGATGAATGAAGTCATGCAGATTGTTGCTGAAAAAGATACAATTACAAAAGAAGTTACTGATGAACAAACAAAGGCAAGATTCAAAGAATTAGAAAAGGTGATATTACCTTTTTTATATAATCTTGCAAAGAGTGAAGAAGATTATATATACTGGCCGAATAGGGCACCTATTATAAAAGCACAAATTGATAAAGTGCTTAAATTGACCAGGTAAACGATTTGAAAACTATATTATGAAAAGCATAGTCAGGTTGCTGACTTAAATAAACAATGGTGGACCGCTTTTCACCTAAAACAATAACGAGGTAAATAATGGAAAATACAGTAATAGAGTTATCATATGCTCTAGACACATTATATTTTCTTGTAATGGGTGCTTTTGTTATGTGGATGGCCGCTGGTTTTACAATGCTAGAATCAGGTTTAGTTAGGGCTAAAAACACAACAGAAATCCTTACAAAAAATATAGCACTATACTCTATATCATGTTTATGTTACATGATTATAGGATACAATATAATGTACTCCGGTGGGTTGTCTCTATTCTTAGGGGCAGATAATACAACAGAGGCAGTACTTGCTAGTGGTGGAGACATATACTATTCGTATATGGCAGACCACTTTTTTCAAGTTGTATTTGTAGCAACAGCATGTTCGATAATATCAGGTGCAGTTGCAGAAAGAATGAAACTATGGCCGTTTTTATTATTTTGTGTAATAATGACAAGTTTCATTTATCCAATCCAAGGTAGTTGGAAATGGGGTGGTGGATTCCTAGACGAGGCAGGATTTTTAGATTTTGCTGGTTCAGGTGTAGTTCATCTATGTGGTGCAACAGCGGCTCTTGCCGGTGTTTTAGTACTAGGTTCAAGAAAAGGTAAATATGTAGACGGCAAAGTAAACGCTATGCCTGGTGCAAACTTACCACTTGCAACATTAGGTACATTTATATTATGGTTAGGTTGGTTCGGATTCAATGGTGGGTCAGAATTAATTGTATCAAATGTTGCAGAGGCAAACGCTGTATCATTAATATTTGTAAACACAAACTTGGCAGCTGCCGGTGGTGTTATGGGTGCATTAATTGTATCTAAAGTATTATTTGGTAAATCAGACTTAACAATGGCACTTAATGGTGCAATTGCAGGTCTAGTTTCAATAACAGCAGAACCTTTAGCACCAACACCAGGACTTGCAACAATAATAGGTGCAGTAGGTGGTGTAATAGTAGTATTCTCTATCATCGCTTTAGATAGACTAAAAGTAGATGACCCTGTTGGTGCTATATCAGCACACGGAACAGCAGGTATATGGGGATTACTTGCAGTAGTATTTACTACAGGAACACTATCAGCACAGTTATACGGAATAGTAGTAATCTTCGGATGGACTTTCGTAGTCAGTACACTATTTTGGTATGCAATTCATTTTTCATTCGGTGTCAGAGTATCCGATGATGATGAAGAAGTGGGAGTTGATGTATCTGAATGTGGTCTGGATGCTTATCCAGAGTTTACAAAATCATCTGTAAAAGCACCTTCAGTATATCCAAAATAATAAATAATAAGTATCAACCAGCATTGACATTTCGTGCTGGTTGATATATAATACATAGATAAAATATAATTGAGAACAAATATGAAATTTATACACACAGACATTGACAAGACAGTATTACCTCAAACAAAAGGTAAGAAAGTTGGTAATCATAGATTTTACGATATAGATGGTACAAACTATCCATCTGTAACTTCAGTATTGAGCATGAGAAAGTCAGAAGGACTTCAGAAATGGCGTAAATCAATTGGCGAAGATGTTGCTAATTGGGAAATGCGAAGATGTGCAAACAGAGGTAAATCTCTACACACATTAGTAGAACAATACATGAAGAACGAAACACCATCCATAAGGGATGTCCTACCATTAGGGTTATTTAAATTAATGAAACCCTATCTAGACCAAATTAATAACATTAGATTAGTAGAAGAAATTATGTACAGTAAAAACTTGACAATTGCAGGTCAAGTAGATTGTGTTGCAGAATACAATGGTAAGTTATCAGTTATTGATTTTAAAACAGCAAATAAAGAAAGAATCGAGGAGTGGGTAGAAAACTATTTCCTACAATGTACAGCATACTCAATGATGTATACTGAAACATTTAATGAACCAATAGAACAGATAGTCATATTAATGGCTGCAGAAGATGGTTCAATGAAGTCTTTTGTGAAAGAACCTAAAGATTATGAAGAAGAATTACAAATAGCAATTCAAACTTTTTATGATACAGTTAATCCACAATTACAAGAGGTAAAATAGTTTAGGCACTCTACCACTTTAAGAAGTGCCGGAGCCTGGTGTATGCTCGGCACACAGAAATACACCCCAAGATTTTTATATTATGAACGCTAAACAATTCAGTCTAAAGATAGAACAGATAAAAAGAGAAAATGGCGACATGTCATATATGGATGCTATTCTTTTTTATTGTGACCAACAAAAGATAGACCCAGCAGAAGTTGGTAAGTATGTATCTAAAAGTCTAAAAGAAAAAATTACAATAGAGGCACAAGGTCTAAATTTGATTGAGAAAGGAGGAAAACTACCTTTATGACCTATGATGGTTTTGCAGTTTATAGAAAGTATCTAGCATATAAATTACATTTCACAACAGACAAGTATGACTACACAGAACATAGTGGCATGGTACATACTAAACTAGAAACATTTACAAAAAGAAATGATAGATATATGTTTCATAAATTAAGTGTAAAGTATAATCAAGAAGAAATAGATGACTTTATGATTGCAAATTTTGTTAAAAAGAATAAAGCATGGTCAGGTAGTTTATTAGAAAGAGACAGTCATGAGACATACTTACAATACAGAAAAAGAAAAGAGGCAACAAATTACTACTTCAAAGAAGATTTGGGTAGAGTACGGTCTCTTATTGATATGGACAATACTAAACCCAACCATGTTATTACTGTTAGTGATGGCCAGCATCCAATACTTTTACGACATTGTATTGGAAATAAGATTACCAAGGAGACACTAATAATTATGGATTATCATTTGAATTTTATGAGAGACTGGAATAAAAATATAACTGATAAAATTGTATGGCCAGATTTTTATAAAAAGGTAAAAAAGTTTAAACCGTTCTTAAAGTTTAATCAAACAGAAACAAAAATAATATTAAAGGAGAAATTGTTATGAGTGATGATTTTTTAAAGTTAAGAAAATATAGTAATGAAGAAAGATGGCAATTACTTGCTGACTGTATCAGAAGTGGTCAAGTAGAAACTAGAGAATTACTACAAGAATTTGATAAAGACCCGGAGTTTAAAGAGTGGTACAAAAAGAAATATCTATTGGACTAGATTGGTGGATTAAATGGTTTTCAAGTATCGTATTGATATTGGGTGCATTGACAACCACAATGAATCTATATCCATATAATATGTACTTTCAATTTGTAGGTATTACAGGTTGGTTGATAGTAGGTATACTGTGGAAAGATTGGTCATTAATTGTAGTGAATGTGGTAGGTTCTACAATTATGTTTATAGGAATTATACACTACCACTTTTATACAGATTGGTATTTAAATATTTATGAACGATATCAGGAGGCAAGATTGATATGGAACTAGACAGAGACGGAGATGGTTTTTTAAAAAATACAAATGATTGGTCAGAAGAAGTTATGATTCAAATGGCTGAACAAGATGGTTTTTTAATTACCGAAGAAATAAAAACATACATTGAAAAGGCAAGAGAAATGTTTAACGAGAGTGGTACTGTACCAGCAGTTAGAATTTTTGCAAAAGAATTTGGTATGGACAGAAAGGCAAGTAAACTTTATGAAGTGTTTGAATCAGGACCAATGAAGAAGATTGCTAAGTATGGAGGGTTACCGAAACCAACAGGTTGTGTATAGTGAAATATATGATAATGTTTTCACTATTAATATTAACATCATGTGCTAGTAGAATAGATTTAGGACCTGATAGAATATATGGCAATAATGAAATTCATATACCTAAACCAGAGATAAAATGAGTAAAGCATTTTGCATAGGTAATGGTGAAAGTAGAAAAGGTTTTGATTTAGAACAGTTAAGACCTCATGGTAAGATATATGGTTGTAATGCTTTGTATCGAGACTTTACACCTGATGTGCTTGTTGCAGTAGACCACGGCATATGTCATGAGATATACAATAGTGGTTATTGTCAAAAGAATGAGGCATGGTTTAGAGACTGGACAAAAGTACCTGCTATGCATTACGACATGATGATTTATAGTAGTATTGATAAAATTGCCAGAGATGAAATAAAAGAATATTATGATAAACATAATGAGAATAAAAGAATAGACGCTGAAGAATTTGTATTTCATGGTTCTAATTTATCAGGACTTGCAAACATAATTAAAAGTGGTAAAGCAAAAGGTAAAACAAAAGAAGTTATACAACAACAAATAAATCATTCATCAATCAATGTCAGTTGGATGAATCAACCTGATTATTCAAACAACATAACAGACTTGATAGAAAACTATAAGAGAGATTTAGGGTGGGCAGCCGGTGCTACTAGTGGTAGAATTGCAGTAGAACAAATAAAAGATTTAAAAGAAGTTTATTTATTAGGTCATGATTTAGAAAGTTATAATCATCTAGTAAATAATATGTACAAAGGAACAGACCATTATGTTGCAGAACAAAATGGTAAAACACCATCAGAAAACTGGAAAATACAATGGGGTGCTTTGTTTACTGAATATAAAGACATACAGTTTTATAAAGTAAATGAAAAACCTGTAGGTACTAGCGACCCTATAAATTGTGTAGTAGACTTATGGGTAAACAATAAGAATATTGAATACATTACTTATGATGATATGGAGAAAAGATTAAATGAAAGTAACACATAGCCCATTATTTTATGAACCAATGTCAATATATACGCCTGATTATAAAATTACACAACAAGAAAAAGATTTTTTAAAAAATCTAGAAACTAGAAAACTAAAATCAGGTGCAGGCGTATCTACATCTGTAAACATATTTAATGACCATCCTGAATTAAATAATATTAGAAATGTAATGTTAGATGTTGCAGAACATTATAAAAGAGATGTATTCGGTATTAGTAATGAGTTGGCACCATTACATAGTTGGATAACAATACAAAATAAAGGTGACTATC